GAAACTAAAAAGCCTTTACTTGACAGTGATGATAAAGAGTGGGAAAAGAAGTATGCACCATTTATTATCAATCGTTGTTTATCTATGTTTTATGATACCATAATGCATTCCAATGAGATGAATGGTTTACATTTTCTCCCTAAAACTATGCAATTTCATTATCTTATAAATAGTATCCGTAAGAAAAAGCGATTTGGTGGGAAGTGGATATCACAGGCCAAGCTTAAAGATATGGAAGTTGTGAAAGAGTATTATGGTTTTAGTAATGCAAAAGCAAAAGAAGCTCTCAACCTACTTACCGGTGACCAAATTGAGAATATAAAAATTACACTTAATAAAGGTGGGAGAAAGAAAAAATGAGTGAAGACATTATAAGTTGGTCGCAAAGTGATATGTTAGAGGTCACTATCAAGCAACCAGACGATTTTTTAAAAATTAGAGAAACACTAACGAGAATTGGTGTTGCAAGCCGTAAAGATAAAACACTTTATCAATCGTGCCACATTTTACATAAACAAGGCAAGTATTACATAACACACTTCAAAGAACTGTTTGCCTTAGATGGTAAGAAATCAACACTAGTAGAAAACGATATTCAAAGACGGAATACAATTGCGTTACTGTTACAAGATTGGAACTTAATTGATATTGTTGATACAAGTAGAGTAGAAAACAAAGCGCCATTGAGCCAAATTAAAGTATTACCGTTTAAAGAAAAAAGTGAGTGGGAATTAACTGCTAAATATAATATAGGTAAGAAATCTGAAGGACAAGATGGCGGAAATGCAAGTACCAAAGTTTAGACAATTCATATCAGAAGCAAAAGAAGATAAAAAATTCTTGCGTCTGCTCATCATCACAGATGAACCAGAAAAGGCAAAAGAGTTTCATACAGCTGATAGACTTAGAGAAGAGTGTGATAAGTTAAAATATCCACACTACCTCTTTAAACTTACTGGTGGTTACACCACATATAAAGATGGTGTCCGTAGATTTCATAACCAAGACGATAAAAAAGGTTTTGAAATTGATAGTGACACCGTTGCAATTATTCGTGGTTCTATAACTAGAAAAGATAGTTGGATGGACTTTGTGTCTATCTTAGAAAGAGCCAATGTATGTTGTGTAAACAACAGACAAAGTATTAATATTTGTGCAGACAAATATAGAACTTCATTAAGACTTGCAGATTATGGTTTAACAGAACCTAAAACTATTCTTATCAATGACCCCGAAAAATCAGTAGAACTAGTTGAAGAAGCTGGTTTAAAGTTTCCTATTATTCTAAAGACACTTAGAGGTTCTAAAGGTGTCGGTGTATTATTTGTTGATACAGAAAAAGGTTTAGATAGTATTGTACAATTAATTCATAAACAAGATGAAGACACAGATTTATTAGCACAACAATATATCAAAACAGATTATGATGTAAGAGTACATGTTTTAGGTGGCAAAGTAATTGCAGCTATGAAACGACCAGTTATTGAAGGTGACTTCAGGTCAAATGTATCACAAGGTTCTGTACCTAAAAAGATAGAACTAACAGAATTAGAAATTGAAGAAAGTCTGAGAGCTGCTAAGGCAATAAACGGACATTGGTCGGCAGTTGATTTCATACCTAGTAAAAATAGGGAGAAAGAACCGCCATTTATGTTAGAGGTGAATTCATCACCTGGTACTGAGGGAATTGAGGATGCGACTAAACTTAATATATCTAACATTGTTATCAACTACTTTGCTGATAAAAATAACAGGTATAAAACACCAACGGAGTGTGGCTATAAAGAAGTGGTCACAATTAAACCTTTTGGGGAAATCGTTGCTAAGTTTGATACTGGTAATTCAGGCATGCCAGTTATACACGCTGATAAGTATAAGGTGGATGGTAGACAAATTAGATGGACTCTTTTAGGTAAAACTATCACCTCAGATATTATTCGTAAAGAAGAAATCAAAGTAGGTGGATTAAGAGATTATGATGAGACCAGATATGTAATCAAACTTGATGTAGAGTTTGCAGGTGGTCTTTATAAAGATATAGAATTTACTTTGGATGATAGAGATGAGAGAAGTCTTATCCTATTTGACCGTGCATTTATGAACAGATTAAATGTAATGGTTAACCCTCAAAGAAAATATGTAATAACAACCAAATACAGCATTGACTAATTAAGTTAGTTGTGTTATATTATGATATAAGGAGTGAAAATGAGAAATGTAAAAATTATTCGTCTATCAACAGGCGAAGATGTAATCGGTGATATTGAAGAAAAAGATGACCATATTGTGGTTAAAAAATCGTTTGTCTTAATTCCAAGACAAATGGCACCAGGACAACCTGTTCAATTGATGTTGTCACCTTGGCAGCCATATACAGATGATAACGAAATTGTTGTAGATAAAACAAAAGTTATCACAATGATTAATCCTAAAAAAGATATCAAAAGAAACTACGAAGAAAACACCTCAGGTATTATTCAGGCAACGGCGGCTGACAAGCAACTTATTACTGAAACTAAATTACCTAAGGTCTAATGATAACTGTAGTCTTTAAAACTAAAAATGATACACAAGAAGTCGAAGTACCAGAAGGAACAACCATCATGGAAGCGGCCAAGTTTTTTGCTCGACCTTCCATTGAGCAAATTCCAGCAACTTGTGGTGGTGTTTGTTCGTGTGGCACTTGTCATATTCATATTGGAAATGATTGGCTTGACAAACTTGATAAAATAGATTATAATACTCCTGAAATTGACTTGTTAGAATATCAAAAGTCTTACAAGCCAGGCATTAGCAGACTTGGTTGTCAAGTCAAACTAAACAATGAACATAATGGAATAGTGGTGAATTTACTAGATGATGAACTTTTATAAAAATGTAATTGAACACAAAGGCAAATTACTTGTACGAGGTATCTTAGGCGATAAAGAGTACAAAGAAAAACTTGACTTTGGTCCTACATTATTTACTTTAACAAGCGAAGACACAGGTTGGAAAACTTTAGATAATCGTAATCTAAAACCAACTGAATTTACCAATATATTTGCAGCTCGTAAGTTTCGAAAAGAAATGCCTGAGAATAATCCTGTCTATGGATTAGAACGATATCATTATCAGTATATCGGTCAAAACTATCCAGGTCAAATCGAATGGTCTAAAGACTTAATCAAAATCTTTACACTTGATATTGAAACGACTTGTGAAGGTGGTTTTCCAGATGTAAACAATCCTGTTGAAGAGATTATCTGTCTTACTGTAAAGAACCAATCTAACAAACAAATTCTAACTTGGGGTGTCGGTGAATTTAAGACCGATAGAACTGACATTACATATGTGCAATGTGCTAATGAGAAACAGTTATTGTTTGAGTTTCTAAAATTCTGGATTAAAAATCATCCAGATGTTATCACTGGTTGGAATACAAAGTTTTTCGATTTACCTTATTTGATGAACAGAATTAAAATGGTTGCAGATGAAGAAACTGCCAACCGTATGTCGCCTTGGAAGATTGCTAATGAACGAGAAATCTATGTACAAGGCCGAAGACAAATCTATTATGAATTGTATGGCACAGTTATGCTTGACTACCTTGACTTGTATAAGTGGTTTATTCCAACAAGACAAGAGAGTTACAAACTTGACCATATCGGTGAAGTTGAACTAGGTCAAAACAAGAACGATAACCCTTTTGATACATTCAAAGAGTTTTACGAAAAAGATTTTCAAAAGTTTATTGACTACAACATCCAAGATGTGGAGATTGTTGATGCGTTAGAAGACAAACTTGGTTTGATTGAACTAGCATTGACCGTTGCATATGAATCCAAAGTTAACTATGACGATATCTTTTCACAAGTGCGAGTGTGGGATACATTGATTGCCAATCATCTACACGAAAAGAAGATTGCAATACCACCAAGAGAAGAACATACTAAAGATGTAAAATACGAAGGCGCCTATGTAAAAGAACCAATACTAGGTGGCCACGATTGGATTGTTTCTTTTGATATCAATTCACTATATCCACATATTATTATTCAGTACAATGTTTCACCAGAAAAACTAATTGGTAATTCACCAGTGAGAGTTAATGTCAATGATATGATTGACAACAAGATAGACCTTAACTTTCTAAAAGATAAAAATGCCTGTATCACTCCTAATGGTGCAATGTTCAAAGCAGATAGTCAAGGTTTTTTACCTGAGATGATGGAGAAGATGTACAATGAACGAGTGATTTTTAAGAAGCGTATGTTGAAAGCAAAAGAACAATATCAACGAACTAAAAATCCAGAGTTAGTAAAAGAGATTGCTCGTTGCCACAATATTCAATGGGCAAGAAAGATTGCTTTGAACTCAGCTTATGGTGCAGTTGGTAATCAATACTTTAGATATTATGATGTAAGACAGGCCGCTGGTATTACAACTGCTGGTCAGTTTATTATTCGATTTGTTGAAAAGAATATGAATGAATATCTAAACAAGATTTTGAATACAGAAAACCAAGATTATATTGTTGCGTCTGATACTGATAGTATCTATGTTAATCTAGGTCCACTTGTTAAGCAAACTTGTGATGGTAAATCAAATGATGAGATTGCAGACTTCTTAGGTAAAGTTTGTGACAAAAAACTAGAACCGTTTTTAGAAAAAGTTTTCGATAGTCTATCTAATTATTCAAATGCATTTAGAAATGCTATGGTGATGAAACGAGAAGTAATCGCCAACAAAGGTATTTGGGTTGCAAAGAAAAGATATATGTTGAATGTGTTAGATGAAGAAGGTATCAGACTTGCAAATCCAAAACTTAAACTTATGGGTATCGAAGCAGTTAAGTCTTCAACACCACAAGTTTGTAGAGGTAAGATTAAAGAAGCAATCACTGTTATTATGTCTAAGAAAGAAACAGATTTACATAAATTGATTGCAGATTTTAGAAAAGACTTTCTTACAATGAAGGCTGAAGACATTGCCTTTCCAAGGTCTTGTAACAATCTTAAAAAATACCGTGATAGTGCAAACATTTTTATTAAAGGCACACCAATTCATGTGAAAGGTGCATTGATATATAACCACAAGATTGAAGAAATGAATTTGCAAAACAAATATCCTTTGATACAAGAAGGTGACAAGATTAAATTTATCAAACTAAAACAGGCCAATCCATTTAAGTTTGATGTTATCAGTTATATTAGTACATTACCAAAAGAGTTTAAATTACAACCTTATATTGACTATGATGTTATGTTTGACAAGACATTCTTAGACCCTATGAAGTTTATACTAGATGCCGTTGGTTGGAAGTCAGAACCACAAGCAAGTCTGGAGGCATTCTTTTAATGGCAAGCTTGACATTTGGTATATTTTGTAGTATAGTTATATTATTGATACCAGTTTTATTATTATGGATGTGGAATGGCGAAGACCCTAAGTAAAGAACAAGCACAAAAAGTCGCAGCTATCTTCAATGACTATTTCGGTCAGTTTGATAGAATAGACCAATATATGCGTGACCAAAAGATGGCACAGATTGAGAGTTTACCTCAGACTTTGCCAGGTATGGGCTTTGATTCCGATATGTTTGATGACTTCACTATATCTCCTGAAGATATGGATATTGAAGTTGTTGAGTTAGATAATCACACTTGGGACACCTGTATTAATATGATTTCAAGTCATAGTAATATGGTCAGTATTCCCGGAAAGGCATTGAAACTTGCAGTTAAAGAAAAGAATACTAATAAGTTTTTGGGTTTTATCCGTTTTGGCAGTCCTGTTATTAATTGTAAACCACGAAATGATTTATTGGGAAATGTACCAAATCTCACAACTTTCAATAAGACAGCAATTATGGGTTTTGTTATTGTTCCTTGTCAGCCCTTTGGTTATAATTATCTCGGTGGTAAACTTCTTGCTGGTATCTGTTGCAGCCATTTTGTTAGAGAACGATTAAATCAAAAGTATGATATGAACTTGGTGATGTTTGAAACTACATCACTTTATGGTAATACAAAAGGTGCCTCAATGTATGACGGTATGAAACCGTTTCTAAGATACAAAGGCAATACAATGTCAGACTTTATTCCAATGATGCACGGCAAACCATACTTAGATATGGTAGATTATGTTGAAGGTATTATTGGTAAAGGTGCTTTAGTAAAAGAAGGTGCATCTAGTAGAAAACTTAAAATGACCACAGGTATTATTGGTCTAGTTAAGAAAGCATTAGATGGTGATGACCTTAAAAAGTTTGGTGAAACAATTGCAAATGCAAAGAACTTAACAGAACAAAAAAGATATTATGTTTCAAACTATGGCATTGAAAACTTTGTTGACATTGTAAA